GAAGATGAATTAGATAAAAAGCTGTATGCGCACTTAATCAAAAAGAGCGTGATAGTGGGTAAAAGCAATTATATAAAACAATTGATATATGAAGATATGATTAAGGATGAGAATTGAAACTCATCCTTATTTTTTTATAATATTTTACGAAACTTTATGAAATTTTAGGAAAGTTTCATAAAGCTATTGCATAGAATGTGATATAAGCGTAAGAAAGGAATGAATATTTATGAAAAGTTATGAAATTTTAGGAATTGATGTTGGTAATGCTTTTACAAAAAATAGTTCGGGGTTGGTTTTCCCAAGTAAGATAACATTAGCTGAGCCGCTGATGAAAACAAAAAGTTTAGTCATGGATAAAAAAACCTATTTTATAGGTGAGGGGGAGCTAGATACTACGTATAGGAAGATAGATAAGGAAAATTATTTACAATTCCTTTTTTCTTCGATGGCTTTATCATCTGAATGTGTAAATAACTTTTTAGTTTTAGGATTACCAATAAGTCAGTATAAAGAAGATAGGGCCGAGCTCATGAATAAAATCTTATGCAATAGAAATAAAGTGGTCTTGGTAGATGGTATAGAAAAACATTTAGTTATACAGGACGTAGAAGTTTTTCCTGAAGGGATTGTTACATTGGAAGATGACTTTGAGGGTATTGTGGTTGATATTGGAGGTCGAACAACAGATACTGCACTTGTAATAAATGAAGGAGGTAAACGAAGAATAATAAATCCATTATCTCTACCAGAAGGGACTATTAATGTTTTAAGTAGATTTGTGGAAAGGGTTAATTCTAAATATAGTTTAGATCTAAAGCTAAGTGACGGTGAAAGAATATTAAGAAATGGTTTATTACTAGATGGAAAAGTAGTAAATATTGATTTTGCAAAGTCTGTAGTTGAGGAGTTAGCTGAAAGCATTATAACGAGATTACAGGTTACTTATTCTTTAAGGACTAATTATATTAGTTTGACTGGTGGAGGAGCTAGAATGACGTATAACAGTTTTAAAGACAGGTTGGGTGATGCTGTATCTATTCAGAAAAATAATATATTTGCAAATGCATTTGCTTATAAAGAACTGGGGATGAGTATATGGCAGTAAGAAAAACAGCAAGTTTTAAGGAAAAAGGAAAGTATAATGATTTAGATATTATTGAGTGGATAGAGGGAAAAGAGTTTAGTTATTACATTAAAGGTTTAATTAGAAAAGATATACAAGAAAATATGGAAAAAGAGAAACCAATTAGAAAGAGAAATATTGATTTTGATTTTTAGGAGGGATTAATAAATGGATCCATGTTATTCACAATACCTACAGATATTAAAAAAGATATCTAAAGATAAAAACTTAAAGAATGATGAACTAGCAAAAGATATAAGAGCTGCAAAAGAAGGTTTATATAAGATAGAGTATTTATTCAATATCCAGGAGGAGAAAAATGTTTAATTTAGATATAGCAGCTATTAATTTTATATATAATTTCTGTAAAAATTTAGGTGGTGTGTTTAATTTTGGTGCGCTGGAAGGAGCAATTATGTATCTTGGCATATTTGCTTATGGATATTTCACTGTAACAAATAAAAAGAAGGTGAAGTAATGTTTGTAGAGTTAGCAGTGCTAGGCGCAGCGATAGGTATATATAATCATTACTTCTCTAGCGAATCAAAGTTTATAAGTAGATTTGATTCGGTTATGGAAGGCGTAGGGGTTGTTAATAAACAAGGTAATACATTTACTATAAGAGACTTAGAAACAACTAGATATGGCTATAAGGCCACCTTAAATATACCTTATGGTTTAAGTGTTTCTCATATAGAAAATAAGATTAATATTTTAGAAGATAATCTAAATGGAATAGTAAACATAGAAAAAGATAGATTTAAAGATAATACGATATTAAGAATAGTAGACAGAGATATAGATAAGTTCATGTTTAAACCTGCTAAATGCCCAACTAGTAAGTTATGGATAGGAAAAGATTTTAAAGGAGATAATTATTTCTTAGATTTAAACAAAGATCCTCATGTTCTTATAGGAGGGACTACAGGGACAGGTAAAAGCTTTTTACTAGCAAGCATATTAACCAACTTAATATATAACTATCCTAAGGATGTAGAAATTTATCTTAGTCAAATATGTAAGGGTGAGATAGGAGCATTTACAGAATGCCAACCAGTTAAATTCGTAGCTTACAATATGGCAGAGGTATTTGTTGGTTTAAAAAAGGTATGCAAAAAGTTAGATGAAAGAAGTAATCTATTTACAAAGTATGGTATAAGGAATATAACTCAATGGAACAAACATTTTCCAAATAAAAGGATGAAAAGAATAGTTTATGTATTAGAAGAGTTAAGTTTTTTCATGGAGATACCGGATGTATGGGAGTATGTTCTTAAGATGGTGAAAGCAGGGAGGAGTTGCGGAATTCACCTTATAGGGTTATTGCAAAGAAGTACAGCTTCAAACCTTCCACCAGATGTAAAATCACAGATGACTAGGATTACCTTTAAGCAAAAGTCAGTTATAGATAGTCAAAATATAATTAATACTACAGGCGCTATTAAGTTAAAAGATAGAGAGTGTTTAGTAGATAGTAACAATGGATTGGAGTTAGTTAAAACACCTTATATAGATGAAGATTTTATAACTCTAAATAAATATGTTCCAGAAATAAGAATACCAACTAATGAAGAAAAAGAAGACAACATTATTATAGAAAAAGAAGACGAGGAGGAAGTTATTAGGGTTATAGAAACTCCCTTAATTGTGGAAGTAGATTATAAAGCTTTACCAGAGGGAAACTTCAAGGCCAGAAAAGGAATAATTGAGGATGAAGAAGGTGAGGATATATGCTAACTGATAGAGATAAAAAGGTATTAAGTTTTATAGAAAAATACGGAGCATTAACTATCCAACAAGCATCAACTTTATTTTTTAATAATCTAAATGTTAGTTGCACTAGAAGATTATTGCAATTAGAAAGCCAAGGACTATTAAAAAGTTATACACGGACCGTCACTAAAGAAAAAGCCTACTATATATATAAGAAGAAATCTCACCATGATTTATATGTTATGGATTTTATAAAGAATATGAAGAAACTTGGATTTAATGTTAGGAAATTAGAATTAACTCCTAAATATCTGCAGGGGAAGATTATACCAGATGCTTATATTCAGCTTAGAAAAGGTAAAGATATATATTTAATTTTATTAGAGATAGATTATAGTCATTATACAAGTAATTCAAAAATGAGAGTGTATGAGGAATTATATAAGAGCCAAGAAGCAAGTGTACAAGGTATATTTCCTTCTGTAGTGATAGCTAGGCCCACTCCTGGAATTAGGTACAACTCGTACAACTTTAGAGTGATTTACACCGATTTAGAGTTTTCTAACCTCGACCGATTACTATTAGTTTAATTACTATATCTTATATTACGCTTCGCTTCTTTAATTGTAGCTTTAAAGTCTAGCATTTTAGATACTTTGCTCTATTCAAAATGATATAGGGGTATATCAGTATATATATCAACACCTATATCATTATACATATCACTTAGGATTAAAATAATATACAAAACAAAAGCCAAAAGTGGTACGCAAAACATATAGAGAGGAAAGATTAGTATGAATTTACTAGTAAGTTTAATTAACAAAAAAGCAGAAGAAATTTTCCCAGTAGCAAAATATAGAGATGCAAATGAAGTGATAAATTATACTAACAGAAATAAAGTTAGATCATTAGAAGTTGAAATGAGATACAGTGAGGTAAGATATCGCTTTAGTCAAAATATGAAGAATAGAAAATTACACAGAAATAGAATATTAGCGATAAAAAAATACTTAGAGGAAAATGTTAATCAATACTATCCACGAAGATTTAAGAATGATGCACATGCTATCTATACAATGTTAAAAGCCAAAGACATAACTCTAAAAGATTTAGAGAAAGTTAATTCATATTTAATTTAGGGGTATAGTCCCCTTTTACATATTTGACAAAGTTTTACATACTTATTAATATATAAATTAGAGGGAGTGAGATTATGAAAAGAAAAGTATGTTTGATATTAAGTTTATTATTAATGATATTAAGTTTAGAGGGATGTGGTTCATCAGATCCTTATCATCCAGAAGAGGTGGCACAATATAATACTATTTATAGAAGTACATCTAATAATGAACTAAATGGACAATATCCAGTAATTAATATTGCGAACATAGAGAAAGAAAATGGAGATATTATAATAAGCATAGGAGCACCAACGGAAGAGCAAATTATATATGCTTTTGATAACTATTTATACGTAAATCTTTTGGATGAAGAGGGTAATACAATTAATTTTCAAGAAATAAAATTAAAAACCAAAAATCTGAGTAGTGATGCAGAATGTGAAATATGGATTACTACTGTGGAAAAATTAGATGAAGTTAAATATATTGAAGTAGGCCCATATAAAACTAATAATGATAAAAAAGTTATATTTGAAATAAAAGACTAGGTTTAATACCTAGTCTTTTATACATACAACATATATAACGAAATGAAATACGTTGTATATGTTGTATGTATTTCATTAACGTAATACTTTGGGATAAATAGTAATATAGCATTCATTTTCCTTACAGCTTTTATCTTTTTTATATTCTATTTTACTTAAGATACTCTTTAATAATTTATTTTTAAGTTCTACATTATCAGTAGATCTGTAAGCGACTATAGC